AGAACCTTTTCCACCATGCCATTGTTTACTACTGTCCATAATACATCCAAAGTGCTCCTGCGATTAATAGGATTGCTAAAAGAGTACTGACAATTTTTTTTCTAAATTCAGTTTTTTGTTTTTTATGATACTCTTCTAGATTAAGAACTTCCTTAATCCTATTTAACTTCTTGGAAGACAACTCCACCTCTCCTAACTAATTCATTTTTAATTTTTTGTTTATCTCTTGGTCTTGTGTTTGACCCATTGAATTGTTCAATCAATTCTTTTATGCTAATTCCCTTAATGTAAGGGTTTACTGTAACAGTTTTTTTAGTCGCCCTATCTACTGTTGTGTGTGATTTACCTAATTTTATTGGCATGTTATAACCTCGCTATTTGTCCTAATAAATTATCTACTTCTGGGTCGTTAAGATGCCCAATCACATCGGATGCGATTTCAGTATCATAACACAATTCCCCTTCCTTTAACACTGCCAATTCCCACAGACCTTTATCGAATCCATAAGAACCTTTGTGTTTAATAACACTCGCACCATAACCATTGTTAAATTGATATAACTTTTGGATACCGTCCATGTGTTTATTTGTTTCAATCAAAAATTCATTCATAATATATTCCTATTTTATTCTTTTAACACCACCATTTTTATCTGCTAGATAAGCAAACATTTCAACCTGTGGATATTTTCTTTTTAAATCAAGTAATGCAGTTAAATTTTCCTTATGGTCATCAAACAATCTGACCCTTGAATATTTACCTGTGTCTAAATATTTTTTAAACACTACTGTTTTATTTGCAGCACTATTTGGCCCACCAACATTACCAGCTCTCTCAACATAAACATTTTTCATTGGTATTCCATGTGATTCAAATGTTTTAATAAAGAGATTTTTATCGTCCATATCTGCCCTTGCAGTAACGATAATTACTTTACTACCTTTTGCTGTGGCATTTTTAATTATTGCCTTGGCTTTTGCAATCATTCTTGCGATTGGAGTTGCTGTTTGGTAGAATATTTTGGCTGATTTAAACTCACCAAAATCATATTCCTCTTGGTTACCTAATTTATAATCATTGAACTGTTGAGGTGTTAATGGTTTTGTTTTGCCAGTAGTTTTACTTTTAACTAATACACGAGCTTTTGATATAAACATAGTATCGTCAATGTCAAAGATTGTTAAACCTTTACCTGAACGCTCTGTTATGTATTCGTTAAATTTTTTCATAGGTGTATTATACCATATCTACTTGTAAATGTAAACACGTTTATACAACTATTTATAATAAAATTACTTACAATAGGTTTTTATCGCCTCTATTTTGTCTGCTGCGTCGGCTAGTTTAGCCACTTCTTTTTCAATTGATTCAACAATGTCGGTATGTTCTCCAATACCCGATGCATTTTTAACATAAACCATGATGTTAGCTTGTGCCACATGCATGTCGCCTTCTAGCTTTTTAATTAAAGCCTCTAATAAAAAACTCATTTTATCTCCCAAATAATTTTCTTCTTTTATATTCATTAATAGTATTTAGTAACTCACCAGTCCAGTTATCTCTATCCTCTACAAAGACTTGATGTCCCATATCACCGGCGATACATACCACTAATTGTTTAATTGGTGTTCCTGTTCTTTCTTCCCACATAATTGCATATGCTGCACATTGCATGAAATAACTTGATATCCATTCCTTCTTTTTAAATTTACGAGATGTTTTCCAATCTATAATTGAATCAACACCTTTCCATTGCCCAACGCAATCAACTCTTCCAGCAACACCTAAGTGTTTAGAATAAAGCGGAGCCTCTTGTTGATATACCTTTGTTACACCTTCGTCAATAACTTGTTGAACATCTTTAAATGTTTGTATATTGTTTGGCATTTCACCTTTAATAAAGTCTGGGTCATTAGCTACATATTTTTCAATAATATTATGTACTGTGGTTCCACGAGAACTTGCTTGTCTTGATATTCTATTCGCTTCTTCCTCTCCTACTCTAGCTCGCCAGGCCCTAATACTATCTTCAGATAATATTGAAAGGACTGTGGTAATCGATGGGTACTTATTTCCATCTGGGTCAACATATTGTCTCCCCTTTTTTGTTGTCTTTGCTGTTAGGTCGTTATAACCTAAATCAATTGGTTCATGTATAAATTTCATCTTGTTTTTATTTTATGTCTCTCCGATGGTGGCATTCCTGATTTAATTCTATCTTGTACTTCTTTCCAACCGGAACCGGCTTTTGACAGTACTGAACTACCACCATCGTAATCGATGTTCAGTGTGGTATAATGTGATTGCACATTTGTGTTTGCTTTTAAAAATTTAACTTTATTATCATACGACATTATCTTTTCAAATACTTCGCCTGTGTCGTTATTTTTAAATTCATAAGTTGGCATTATAATAATTCCTCTTCTAGTTGTTGGTAAATATATTTATATAACATTAAACCATTCAGGTATTGGCCTTTTTGACCAATCCATTTTAAATCTTTTTTGTTTTGTTTGATAGAAATTTCTGTATGTCTCTACTGCATTTGTACCACCTAAATCATTGACAATACATTCTGGGTTTGATTGCATTGCCATTTTAAATGGTGTTCTTCCTGCTGTCCTAGGAATATTAGTTGGTATGCGTTTTAGAATATCCCTCAGTTTTGTTTCTGTTGAATGCACTTTACCATAACGATATGTATATTCTTCGCATAAAGCAATAAAATGATTGTAATGCCATGTATAATTACAACAACCTTCGCGTGACCATATTGAACATGGGTGATTAAAATGAACTGCCTTGTACATAATATCCTCTCGTTCGTCTGGAAGTTTGTAATAATTAACTGTGGTTTTACCTGATTTTGATGGCCTTCTTTCGACCGTACCATCTAGCATACGATGAGCTGTGGATAACATTTGACCTGATTCAACAATCATTTTAACAACATGTTTATCACACTGTTCTTGTGCAGCAATAATAGGGTCGTTGTTTAGTATAAAGATATTCATGCAACTTCAGCCAAATGTTTACACTGACCTCTGAATTTAAATCCAGGACATGAACACTTATCATTATATATTGTATATGTGTTACCTTTACTGCCTTGCACAGTAATTGCACCTTCTGGTAATTCCTCAGGCCATTCACCAATTAGTTTAAACTTTCTCCTTGATTTGGAGAATTGTTTTATTGGTGTTTTAAACTCTTTGTAAGCTTTTCCCTGTGGCATATAACCAATTAAGTATCCAGAGCTGTTGACATAATAGTCTCCATTGGATATTTTCTGGTCACCCCAGTCGGTTATTTCTCTTAGTATTTGTATCATAATATAATCCTCGTCAATATGGTATATTATACCATAACTAGGTTCAAATGTAAAGTGTTTGTGCGAAAGTTCTTAATAATAATGCCAGTCCAATACCATTTAATAATATTAGAGCTCTGTCTTTCCATAGTAGACCAACCCATAACCAACCACTAACACCAAAGATTGATAAAATCAAATCCCATGCTTGTAGTCCGTCAATGCCTCGTATTGACATTCCCGTCAAGAGCACGGTCGATGCTGCCCACTTTATATACCAGGACAAATCCTGTTTTGGGGTAGCTGATTTATATATCCTTTTGGAATTAGCTAATTCCTTCGGGTCAAATTTTGTTTCGTTTGCGTTTTTGTTTGGCATAAAATCTATGTTGCCTAAGTTCCCTAAGTTGTTTGAGAGATTTTCTACGTTTTCTTGCTTTATCGCTTAGATATATTCTATCTTCTCTTGTTGTTAATTCCATATCCGTTCTCCTAAAAAATTGTTTATTGATTAACATAACAAAGGGTTTTATCTTATAAGCTTCTCCTATTTAACTATTAGATTTGGAAAGGCTTCTTTTACCAAAGCTTTGGTAATACCTTTAATTTTTAATTTTTTATCCTTAGCTGCGATAACCATTTCAGCTTCTACACCATTTAATGATTCAATAAAAGATAAGAACATTCCTTCTCTTCGTAGTGCTGGTGTATCATTTGCCACAGGTCCTTTAAAAAAGTATTTAAATCTTCTATGACCTCTATGTAAGTTTAAAAATTCATGCCCAGCAGGTGCATCGTCCTTCTCGTAACTAGGAGCTCCTGTAGGTAATAGTGATACAACATCATCATCAAATGCAATTCTTAATACATCTCTTAATGCTGGTGATGAGTTTTTTTGTAGATAAGTAACCCTATCTGCTTTTTTAGTTATTTTAGACGCCTCTGTTAGGACATCTGATATTAATTTTTTAGCCATTGTAAAATTCCTCCGCGACTTCAATCAAATTAGTACATCTTTTTTTAATAAGATAATTTAAAACCTTCATTTTCATTGGTGGTTTTTGACCATTAAAAGTATTTATAATGCTTTGTTGTACCTCTTCTGGGATTTCAGCCAAATCAATAAGCTTTTTATTACGCTGATAGTTTCTGAATATCTCCTCTGGCATTACTTCTCTTAATCTTTCTGCATTATGAATCCAATCATCTATTCTGGTTTGCCTTAAAGGTGTTTGTTTTGATTCAGAGATAAATGTATCGTCATTGGATAATACATTAGGCACTCCATCGCCACTGTCTCCTCTTAATATATGATTCCATAAATATGTTCTTGGGTTTTCATTTGTTACAGCCTTCTTTTGTATTGGGCTGAATTGTTTTACATTCTTAAATTTTTGTAATTGAATAAAGTCCTTATCTGATGATACAATCATAACCGGTTCATGCATACCAAACTCTTGTGTCTGCATTGCGAGTGTACCAATGATATCATCGGCCTCACAGCCGTCCATGTGTAACACTTTATATGGTAGGTTTTCTTTTATTTCATCGCGAACCAAGTGTAATATTCTGAATATTTCTGTCCAATCCATTTCTGAATTATCTCTTGCTTTCTTACGATGTGCTTTATACTCTGGAAAATATTGTTTTCTCCAGGTATTCATTCCATCTGCACATATAACCATCTGGCCATATTCGTCTCTATAACGCTTATTATACATACGAATACTGTTAAGTATCATGTGTCTTATCATTTGTTCATCATTTAATTTTTGCACTATTATATTTGATAGTGCGATTTGACTATAATCAAGTAGTATCATCATCTTCTCCATCGTCTGGGTTTAACCAAACATCATATTTTTCTTCCAATTCATTTCTTGCTTTAGAATTTGTTTTATCCATTACTTTAATCGTTGCATATAGCCTATCAAAATCTCTATGTAGAGTATGTGGTATTCCATAATAACGATGAAACATAGCATTAAGCATGTTTACGATAACGAACATATCTCTTGATTCCTGAAAGGTCTCATCCCGGAATTGCATATCAATAAAATTATTTGATACCTCTCCAGTAAGTATAAATTCCTCTATAATTTCGAGTATAAATTGTGCAGAGGCCACACATTCATCAGAGGCGTCGTTAACCAAATCATGGTTATCTTTTATCTTTTGTGCGTGAGCCTTTTGTTTAATTTCTTCCCCTGTTGGGAACTTTAATATTTTCGCCATAATAGATACTATTATACCATACTTTTAATCATCTGTAAACATGTTTTTAACACTATTTGAACCTATTCTACAATTGATTATTCCGTTATAATATTTGTCGGACAATAACACTTCTCTATCGAATTGTTCCTTTGTTTCCATATATGCACATTCCCCTTTGGTTTTACAAAGATGTAGAATTTCTCTATGGTACATTTCTGGGCCTTGTGCAGATACTTCTTCCATTAAGTGTTTATTGGAACCAAAGTAATCTTTCCAATTAGATTCCACATAGGTTATTTTTCTGCGTTTACGTGTTTTTGTTTTTTGTAGTGTTTTCTTTGACCAAAAGAATTTTTTACCGATATATTGGCGTGCTGTAGCTCTATTTGTAATACAGTAAACAAACCCCTGTAAATCTTCTCTTGTAAAATCCTCGGGTGGATTATAAATTCTACCTTGGTATATCCAATTACTCATTAAAATCTAATTCTTTTAATCCCTCTTCTGTAGGTTCTCCACAATGAGGACAGAAATTAATTACTACTGGTTCATCGTCAGCTGGTTTTATTATAATTCTGGTGTAACAATATTGACAGTCTAAAATCATAACTCTAAATTAGTTAATTCTTTTAACTCTGTATATCCACCAATTTTATTACCATCGACAATGATTTGTGGGAATGTTCTAGCACCTGGAAATTTTTCCATTAACTCTTCTCTTGTAAAATCAAAGCCTAATAGTTTATATTGATAATCCATTTTCTGTTGTTCGCATAAAGCTTTTGCCATATCGCAATATGGACATTGTTCCTTACCCCAAATCTCTATCATTTCATTGTCTCCTCTATGAATTTACCGATTGTTGTGATATCACTATCTGATAACATACCTG